TAGCCATCGAGTATAGTCTGGAGCGTCACCACCTTGACACCATTATGTCTGCTAGCCCCGTTTCGGCATGGCTCAATGCTGCCGCCAAGTTCCCGTTGTTGACCAAAGAGGAGGAAATCGTCCTTGGGCGGCAGGTTGTGGACTGGAAGGCATTGCCCACTGACGCTTGTGATCCCGAGCACGAACGCATCAAGCGCAATGGAATTAGAGCTCAGCAGCGGTTGACTGAGGCTAATCTGCGGCTGGTGTGGAAGCTGGTGCGCGAGCGATACGGCACCAGCTTGGGGACAGATGACCTGCTGGATCTTCTTCAATGTGGTTCTCTGGGGTTGCACCATGCAGCGTCGAAGTACAACCCCGAACTGGGATATAGATTTACCACCTACGCTAGGGATTGGATCCTTGAAAAATGCCAGCGGTGGCAAGACAACTGTTCGAGACCGATTAGAATTCCGACGACTTTGACAAATACAGCTAGGCGATTGTCCAAGGTCAGAAGAGAGCTTAACGTTAGGCTGGGTCGAGAGCCTTCTTTGAGTGAGCTCGCTAGTGGGCTTGGCAAATCCCCAGACGAAGTCAGGCTGCTGATTGAGCGAATGATGCCTGTATCTAGCTTGGACCAGCCATTGCACTCCAGCGTTGACTGTACTCTGGCAGAGACTATTCCCGCTCCCACGTCCGGGTGGAATGATGCTGAACGACATGAACTTAAGATACGTCTGCAGCTGTTGAGTCAGCACAGAATCGCAAGAGTTACACCCATAAGTGAAGCGCATCAGCTGGACCTCGTGTTAGGTTAAAGCTGAAGAGGAGATCAGTGGAACTGTACAGTTATACAAACCAGCAGAGACTGGCTCCTCTTCCAACTCACCAGCGTAAAACCACTCAGCAGATATTGGGAATAGCATGGATGCGTCATTTATGTCGTAGCCAGCCCATGCGGATGCCGGCAATCTAAACGAATACTTCTCTTGTTGAACCGCATAATGTTCTCGCCATAATTGCATCTCCTCTTCAGTAAGAAGAGTAAACACTAAAGATAAAGGGATTCCGTTTGGCTCTGCCCCGATCTCAAGCGTTGTCTCCCCCCATGCTCCGCCATTGAAAGTGGATGAAGCGTAGTCTGGGAACGACCAGATTCGCTCGACCGGCTCTAGAGATGGTGCTGTTGCCATTAGACCAGAGTTAGAGTAAATGAACTGGAGGCAAGGTTAAATGAATTGCCGGATGCTGAATAGTCTGCACCAAGATCATTCAATCCAAAAAGATAATCTCCAGAGGCAGCTCCTCCATTGGCTACATAATATACAGCTTTGCGAATACCCGTCGCTGTAAGGTTTGCCCATGTCATAGCGGGAAATGTTATTACGGTTTGATTTGTTGTAAGGTCTTGGGTTAGAGTAGGAACCAGAATCTGGCCGCCAGCCGTGTAGTTAGTTCCCGACACTTCACTTGTTATGTTTGCCCTGGTGGTGTGCGTATCCTGGTTCTCGACATAGTTGACATTCACAAGCATGGTTTTGAAAACACTTGTGCCAACAATGATGCGACCAAGAAAAGCATCTTTGGCAGCGCTGTTGTAAACAAAAGAAGCCACGCGAGCAGTACATATCTTCGTTGTTTAATATAGAGAGGATCATGACGGGGTGAAGTTGCCAGTACCCCATGGCGGGGTTCCTTGCTGGAAAATAAAGTTGTCAAGATATGCGCTTATTCCATTATCAAAGTAGCCTTCCCTGCGCCTAGCTCCAATGTACATTCTGTTTCCTAGCGCTTGAATAGTTCTTGTGCCAATTGCTGCTTCTTGCCCGGTAGTGTTTGGAGGGCCGCCAGGGGTAAATGGCATTGTCTGCTGATAAAAGATTCCGTTAACCCAAACCGCTAGTTGTCCATTGACTCGGGCTGCAGCATAATGATTGAACGCAGTGAGATCTATGACGACATCCTCGGCGGCTGCGTAAAACAACAGGTTGTCCGTAGTTTTTGTTGATATAAAGAAACGTAGCTTTCCACCATTTTCCTGGCCAATCCTTAGGTAGCTGGCATCGCCAATCCCAGCCGCATCATTATGGTTGAAGTGAACAAAGAACTGCGTGGTCGGCGTCTGGCTTAAGAATTTAACACGTCCTTGAAAATAGAAATCACCGCTGCCAACGGTCAAGATGGAGCTGTTGATTTCGAGTGCATCAGTAGTTGCCTCAAAAAATCTAACGCTTGCGTTGCCGCTGTAATAAGCAGCAGTCGAGATAAGCGGATCTCCGTGGCGTACAATCGTCAAGCTGTTGACACTTTCGTCAACAATGTTTGCGCTATTGTTTGTGCCATCGCCGGTGATCAACAGCTCGGGCTCGTTGTAGGCAGGTCCTGTTGAAGCTGCACCAGGTGACCATGTCCCTGTTGCAGTCCATGCAGCGCCAGGAGCGGTGCCGCCGCTGAGCCCTGCTGCACCAGGTGACCATCCGCCCGTCGCGGTCCATGCGGCGCCAGGGGCGGTGCCACCGCTGAGCGTAGGTGCCCCCGGAGCCCACGCACCAGTCGCTGTCCATTGGGCGCCTGGCAGAGTTTGGAGCGACAGGCTGGCACCACCTCCAGTCCATGAAGCCGTCGCGGTCCATGCGGCGCCAGGGGCGGTGCCAACCACCGATGCCGCACCACCAAACCAGGTCGCTGCCGCCCTCCAGGTGACGCCAGGGGTAGTGCTACTGCCCGAGTTCCAACTAGCGGTAGCGGTCCAGGCTACGCCGGGAGCGACCACATCCCCTGTCATCGACGCCTTCCCACCAGGGAACCATGCCGCCTTGGATGCCCACGCAGCACCCGGAACATTGAGCACGTTGATCCCAGCGAGGCCATGCCGCCAGCGACCGACGGTCTTCCATCGAGCACCAGGAGCAAGCACGGGCAGTTCGGGCATGCCATTGCCGACTGGCGACAGCACCCGTCGCGGCTGAGCCACAATAACAAACTCGACCGTGTGAAGAATTCCTGCAGCCTGCCCCCCCCAGGACTCGCGCACAGTTGGCGCGGATTTGAATTTCCACGCTGTTACAAGAAGTAACGCTTTTGTACTAGCGTCTAGCGATGGGAATAGAGAAGCCGGAATTGCAAAAGCACGGATTGTGCCACGTGTCAATCGCCAAAAAGAAAACAACAATAGCAGCGTTGCCGTATCTGTATTGCTGAATTGAAGTGGAATCTCTCCATCCAATCTAACATTTCCCGTTCCAAATCGTTGTATGCGACCGCTTGAAGTTTTGTGCTCTACATGAGGATAGCGCTTTGCTGGTGTTCCAGGAAGTACAGATGGCCCCAGGGGAGGGAAGGTTAGAGTTGTCATCTGTAATCATCTCCGTTTACGGAATTACCTGGATTTATTGGTTGGCTGGACTCAATGGATCCATGAGGCCTAATTCTAAAGTTTCTGATTTGTACTATCCACTGTCTTGTCATATTGTTAAACGCAGGCCCGGATGCCGTAGTATATCCCTGGCCGCCAGCATTAATGGGTCGTAGATAAACATCTTCGGGCAATAAATACACTCCCTTCTGTGGTGTTGTCTGCTGTGATATATTAAAACCATTAATACCGAGGACAAGCTTTCCGGGCTTATCGTCAAAATCGGTAGGGTGATACGAGTAAACCGTACTAGCTCTATCCACAAAAATCCAACTCTGTACGTTTTCTATGGACTTTCCATTCCATCCGCCATCACCCGTCGTTGGCAGAGACACAACGTCGCCATTGCCATTTGTGGCTTCGGAATCTAGCCTGGTATCCAGTTGCTCCCAGAACAAATCCCATGACGCCGCACCAGGTGTGGGTGGCCCCGGAGGGCCCCACGGTGCGCCAGGTTGCCCTCCCCCTGGCTCTCCTCCGCCGGTAGGTGGCTTAGGATCGTCAGGGTTTGGCTGGTTGGAGTTTGGCGGGCTAGGAGGAGGCACGGGGTCGCCTGGCTGAACAGGAACGTCGGGGCCTGGTTGCTCGGGGTCTGATGGCCCACTCCCCCCACCTGGGCCTTCAGGAGCTGACGGATCTGGATCGCCCAGATCGGGGGGTGCATCAGGGCTGCCCTCGTCTCCTCCATCGGAGGATGGAGGATCTCCAGGATTTGGCGGTGGTAGTGGCACGTCAGGTGCCTCAGGTGGGGGGAGTGGCAGATCATCAACAGGGATTGAGTCATCAGGAAGAGGAGTGGTATCATCATCTGGATTCTCATCACAAGTCTCGCCGGAAAGAGTCATCGGGTAAATGTACCCTTTTGGAGTTGCATTGATGACCGCCATTGCGACCGCACTCCTGCCTCTAGAATCTAAAGGAAAATGCACAAGGTTGAGAATTGTTTTGCCAGTCAGACTTCTTTCAATGTTTACAATCCTATAAAGATAATCATGTTTCCCTGAGACTAGTCCGTCAATCACCCGTGGCACAAGGATGCGCACCAGCTTACCTTCTTGCAGCGCTAGACTTTCTGGTTCTACAACTAATGGAACACTGAGCGTATGGTGGACAAGTGTCCGGTGCGCCACAAGGTACGCGCCGCATTTTGCAATATGAAATTCTGAACAAGCATAATCGCTTAGATCGTGCTGTTCGTATGGCCCGTTGATCGCGTCATGTGGCGGATCAAAGAATACTTCAGATGTTCTTATCATTCTTTCTAAACCTTCGCCTTGTTGCCTCCACATCATCTGAGCACGAATCGGCTTCCGTTCTGACAATGGGATAAATTGGCAATCCCAGCTGCTAAGATCGAGATGATTCTCTGTTAGTGTAGAGTGAGGAGCAACCCTGCCGGTGAATACAGTCCCATTAGCGTTGGTCGGGAGTAGCGGGTAAAGTCCTTCACGTCCATTTACTCTAGATCTTGCTAACAAAAAGTATGGCTTTAGAACGTTTTCACACCAATCATCTAGAGACGTTGTAAACTCTCCTCCTAGATATCCATCAAACCTCATGCCTAAAGATTCTGTAAACCTTGCAGCATGTCGCAAGCTTGGGTAGTCTATTAAGTTCTCAGGTGTTCTCTCAATCTTTCGTAACAACAATAAAAACAAATCGACAGCGTTTGACGATGGGCCTTCTGTGTCGTCAATCAGCCTTTTGACATGTCGACCGCCACGAGAGAAAACGTGGATCTGCTTATTCCATCGTGCTTTATCTGGATATGTATTGACAAAAGATAGAGTATGAAGGTCATCATAGGTTGCCGGTGAGCCGCAAAACCTTGGCGTTTCCCATGGTGTATAAGATCCTCCTCGATCAATGATCTCGTTCCCGGGCAGCCAAGCACCTGCGCGCTTTGAGAATGCCTGGCTGGCGCTGCCTACACGACATGCGCACTGAAAGACGTCGCTAGCCTGGATCGGATCAATGGGCCCTTCTGAGACCACTAGGTGCCAGGCTACGGTCAGTGCATTGCTAGTGTCGTTCTCGAATCGAACCTCGCTTGCTGGTGGGCTCACAAGGCAGCCGCCTACACCATCCTCTCGTCGAGTAAACACCAACGGCAGCGGCGAACCTGTGCGTAACAGCGACTGCTCCCGGCATAGATCCGAAGCCCCTGTTGCTGCTGTACCCTCAATAGGTGAAACTACAAGGCCAGATTGAATTGATAGAAGATCGAGAGAATCACTCATGCTTGAATCCCTGCTCCTGTCAACTTTGTAGTAGCAGTTCGCCAGGGTATGTTGGCACCAACTGGTGAAATGCCGCTGCCCAACTGTACCTTAAGAGTCGAGATTGGCTCATTAGTCGCGGAAACAATCTGCCCTCTCGTGATGCCAAGCAGGTCCATTGTATCAGGAGGCAGGCTGTCTCCTCCGTCAAACTCGTAAAGACAAACCTTTGCCATCCATTGGCCAGTGGATGCTAGCGCATCAAGAATTAAACGCCAAATCATTGGCGTCGCAGGAAGTTCAATATCTGTTGCTCCTTGGCTTGATACATTACCACTAAAAACGCCTGATGCTTCAAACGGCATCCAATCAAACTCTGTACCAAAAATAGTAACCCTTCCATACCAGTAGCTTTGAAAGGCTGCCTTGACAAGTCCTTGCTCGTCATC